TACACACTTACGAGTATTTTCAACGTAGGGAAACACATCACGCTTGACGTTTTCTGTCTTTTCGATTTGATGTGTCCAATTCGTTTGAATGTCCTTCACATAATCACATGGCGTATCTGCAACTGCATAGTTACAACTTGCAAGTCCTAGTACGCCAAATGTTCCAATAACAAATTTATTTACCATTTAACCAATCTCCTAACACCTCAACTGGGCATCTATCTTGATATTTGCACATTTGATATATTTGAGTGGAAGTTTCTATTGCACTACATCCACTCAATGTTATTATAACAACTACACTAAAAAGGAATCGTGTCATCTGTCATCTCAAAACCAACTAGATTCTGTGATACAGATTTGTTCCAATCCCAAGTAGCACCCATCTTTCCTTCGATTTCATCAATCACCTCACTGGCGTATGAACCGAATGACCATCCAAACTCTTCAATTGCCTTTTCGATGATTACCTTTGGTGTTTCAAGTGCTTCACCATCACTAGAATAGAAGTCATAAACAAAATCTTCTACATCCATCATCATACTTTTCACTGCACCCATTATATACTCCTCTGTTCAAAAAGGGTTTCCACTAAATTCTCTACCATTTCATCAATGATAGTATTTCCAGAAATTCCAGCCTTATCGACTGCATTCTGAAATTCACTAATAGTCATTGATTCTACCTCATCAAGAATAGACTCTTTGACTTGTTCATTCACTAGGTTACTCATACTGGTTCTCCATCAAGTGTTTTAAATCCCATTGGAGCGACTACATACTTTTCAGTACCAACCAACATCTGATCACCGACTGAAGTAGACCTCAAACCGTATCCACTAGAGATATCACCCATGACTATCACATCATCGTTACCATCTTCTGGCATCTTCAATGACCAACTATCAAAAATGTTTTGTGTCCAACGATATGCATACTCAAGTTTCTCACTTAAAGTCATATCCTCTTTCACGTTTACAAACGCAACGGTTGATGGTGAACCCTCAAACGCTGTGTGAATAACTGCAACTTGTTCCATATTCTCTCTCCTTATATAGCCATCTTTTGTGCAATGTAACCAAAGAAGTGCATTACATCACCATTCTTAAAATCAATCTCAACCAATCTGTTTTTTGTCATCTCTTGAGTTTTGGGATGAAACGCCTTGATTTGTTCAATAACTGCTTCCAAGGGAATCATATTCATTCCATAAACAGGGCCATTGTATTCAAAGGTATGATCCAAATCCAAACCCTTTTCTTCAACCAAAGTATCGATCCATTTTTCAAACTTCATAACTAACCTCTTTCTCTATTGTCTTTATAATATACCATAGTTATCATAACAAGTCAAGTACTTTTATAATATTTTTTGTATATTTCTGCTATTTTATTTAGCTCTGGATGTTTATGTATCCACTGGCCGGTAGAAGGGTTGAATTCTGTCTTGAAGAAATTATCCATCTTTTCATTGCCTGTGGTTTCATTCACCTTTATTTCTTTACAAAGACTGTCAAAGTCTGCATCACTCATAATCGAATCATCTTCCATTTCGTATGCATATGCAGCGACTGATAATTTAATTCTATTTCTTATTTCTTGATTAATCATTAGAAACCTTTTTCACTTCTACTTTTCCATTGTGTATTTTCTGTAATCTTTCAAGTTCTGAAATTGTGGTTTCATCATCTAACCAATATTCAACTTCTCCATCTGGATAAGTAACTTCTAAATAAACTTCTTTCATATTTTTCTCCATTATAATATATCTGCATCCCAAACTAACTGAGCAAGTTTATCTTGCATTCTATAGGCCTCTTTCTCCCAAGGCAAATCATAGTAGTTAGTTCCTTCTGGAATCACTTTCTTTTTCCATTTTACACCATAACAATCCATTTCATTTCTGGCATACTGTTTTACATGAACCATTTCATGGCAAATTGTCGTAATGAAATCTTTAAGGGAAAGGTTGTTTGCAACATCAATTGTGAACTCACGATTTGTATCTTCTTGCATACACCAACCAACTGCATCACCAGTTAGTTTCTTGATGTTCACAGTAATCTCTAGCGTCCTCATACGAGGCATAAGAGTATCAATCATTTGTAGAACAACAGTTTCAGCAACATCTCTTTGAAACTTCTTACCACCGTTGACTTCAATATAATTCATAAGAATCACTCCTCACTTTCTATGGCTAGTATACCATGTTCTCATAACAAGTCAAGAGTTTTTTGCATAAAAAAACCCTTGAAAATCAAGGGCTTATAAAATAAATTGGAGCGGGTAGACGGAATCGAACCATCGTCATTAGATTGGAAATCTAAGGTAATACCATTATACGATACCCGCTTAGGTTATGGTGTGGGGGGCAGTTAGTGAGTTGAGAGAGAGAGGTCGCCTCCCCACACCATGTCTTTATAATACTTCTTTCTTATTGATAAGTCAAGAGTTTTTTGCAAGTTTATGTGCAGAAGAAGTAGTTTCTATAACCCTACGAGTCCATCCTTTACCGAATGTTTCAAAGGTTGATAGTTTTTCATAATAACCCTGTCTTGCAGATTGGTATGCATCAATTGTAGCACCAAGTCCTTCCACTTGAACATATGCATTTACTGTTCTAAGTGTAGCAGGCCCGATTGCACCATCTGCTGTTGCACCGACAAGATTTTGTAGATACTTAGCAGCACGACCAGTTCCAGCATTAACACCAAAATCAAATACACATAAATCAAGTCCAGCAGGTAGTTCATCACCCTTCACCCTATCCCAATATGATTTCTTATAGATGGGGGCAACATCTTCAACTGTTAAGTCTTTCATGTCTTTTGTGCCACCATGTTCTTCCCATACTCTTTTGGTTACACCAAGATTGGTTTCACCGCCTGGATCTTTGGGGTGGTTCACATAACCGCCCTCGTGATGCAGAATCATCTCCAAACAATGGTCATAATTCTCTTTCATATTAACTCCTAACGTAATTATCGTTCCAACCGAACGCTTCCTTGACTACCTCTTTTGATAGTCCTTTATACACTTGATGCAGTTTCTTATCTTTAGCATCAATAAGAAGTTGTGCCTCAGTGATATGCAGTCCTTCTAACATTTGAATAAACATATTCTCACGTTTGAACTGTGGTAAAGTATTATCGCCACCTTTTAGGAAACGATAAAGTTTTTTTGCTTCTTTGCGAAGCATTGTATGTTCTGTACCCTCTTCTGATTCATTCGCTCTAAATGGAACATCCCCTTCTGGAATTAACCATTCAAGATTAGGATCAAATGATGACTTCAAAATCATACGAAGCGGTTCGCAATCGTATTCTCTAAGAAGTTCAATCTTCTTTTCCTTAGTCTTTGCGTTATGTACTTTCTTTAGAACCTCAGAAAGTAGAGGTGTGTATGTGTCTGGCATATTAAAAGTCTCCAATGTCATTCATAAGATTTTTCAATCTCTTTTGTATAAAATAATTTAGTAGTTTTGATCTTTCACCTTTTGGTGGTTGTTCAAATTGTTCTAGAATTTCCACCTTCAAGTCACTTGGAATACAATCCAAATCAATCAATGTTTTGTTACGCTGATAATTTCTCATCATTTCCTCTGTGCAAAAATCTTCTGGTTCAAGGTCGACCCAAGTTGACAGTTTCTTTTTGGTTAGAGGTTTTTGTCGCAACTCATCTACAAACGTATTGTCTGATGATAAGAAGTTTGGAACTCCATCACTTCTATCACCCTTCAATATATGTTCTTTAATATATAGGTGAGGGTCAATGCCATTCACGAATTTCTTGAGAACTGGCGAATATTGTTTTACAAAGTTGTGTTTTTGCAACTGTATAAAATCCTTGTCACCAGACAAGATAAGAACATTTTCAAATGCAGAGGGTGTTGTTGCAACATATTCAACGATAGCAGCAATACAATCGTCTGCTTCAGCGCCTTCTACTTCTAATACTTTATAGGGAAATATTTCTTTAATCTCATCACGAATATTGTTTAGAGTTTCAAAGATTAGATTCCAATCAAGGCCAGAGTTTTCTCTATCCTTCTTACGATTAGATTTGTAATTGGGGAAGTATTCCCTTCTCCAATATTTTTTGCTGTCATAACAAAGAACCAACTCACCATATTGTTCTCCGAATCTAGAACGATACATTCTAATTGAATTGAGAACCATATGGCGAACTAAATCTTCATCAACATCATTCTGTCTTTTAGAACCAATTTGCATCATCAGATTGCTGATGGTAACTTGGTTCATATCCACTAAAATCATTTTATCACCTTATTTTTCATAGTATTATATATTAACCTAAAACAGAACGATTGTCAATAGATTTTTAAATGGTGCTCCCACACAGAATCGAACTGCGAACTGATGATTACAAATCAACTGTTATACCGTTTAACTACAGGAGCGTTATTCTTCATCCTCATCCATACCAACAAATTCAGCGAGGGCATCAATATCAAATGTGGTGTACAAACCATCCTCATCATCTTCATCAGTAGTCACAAACATCGCTACAAGTTCTTGCATAGGATGTTTCAATCCCAAACCTCTATAGATAAGAGACTTTACTAGTTCGATTGTAAAACCAACATCACGAATAAAATCTTTATCAGATGTATCAATGCCATTCTCACCAAGATTGTGAATCAAATTCACAACCAATCCTTCAGTCAAATGATCAGCAAACTTTAAGTCATCATGCATTGCAAGTGCAACATTATCAATCTTAATGTCTGGTTCTGGTTTTCCTTTTAGGGGAAACTGCACAACATTGTTTTTTGGAATATTATCATTCATCTGCCATTTCCCTTGTCCACTCACATCCAAGGTCTGGATAGTAAGTTCCTACGTTTCGTTTTGGTGTGCCGTCTGGATTATATGCCATCACCAAACAGATATTCTTTACTTTATGTTGCTGGTGTTCACCATAGAACATATCACAGTAAACACCATCTCTTAGATACCGTTGAAGATTACGAATATACCCTTCATGTGAAGCAGCACGAGCGATTGCACCTTTTACATTTCTACGAATATCACTCTTTGCAATAGACATCAATTCCTTCTGTGTCTTAATCCATCTCTGAATATTCTTCATCGACATAGGATCATCATCTGGTTTCGCAACAACAGATGGATGGATGCTTGTATATTTTGGTGGGTTTTCTTTTGCACGTTTTTCTCGTGCCTTTGCAAGACGTTCTGACGCAGCTGCCTTTTGTTCAGGCGTCATTGGTTTACGTCTTTTACGAGTTTTAGGCAGGGTTGAGTCAGTCTCCACTTTAGCACGGCGTGCCATAATTCACCTCTTAATAACCAAGTTCTTCAAATCGTTTTTGCATTTTGCGTTTGTATCTACGAGTTGCAGCGGCCTTTGCCTTTCTGCGTTTTGTTCCTCTACTTTCGTAAAAGGAGCGTTCTCGTATTTCTTGAAACAAACCGTCTTTGATTAGTTTCTTCTTTAAAACACGCAATGCCCCATTGACATCACCGTTACGAACTGTAACTGTCATACCACTAGGTTTTCTTTCTTCATTTCTTCTCTTATACATTATATCCTCATAGTTAGTTGGCCTGCCCTGAGAGACTCGAACTCCCGACCCACAGCTTAGAAGGCTGTTGCTCTAATCCAGCTGAGCTAAGGGCAGATTCACTCAACTATTACTTTTGAAATCTGAGTTTATACTGTCTACCATTATGATAAAAAGTTACCACACTGTGAGAGTATACCTCTACGACTTCCTCATTATAACGAGTTTGAATATTACACACTCGTTGTACTCCACCAGTGGCATTAGAATTATTGTGTCCAATAATACCACCAAGTAATGCACCAACAGCACCGCCATTGTCCACATTCTTAGTTACATTGTTACCAATGATACCACCGATAATTGCACCCTTTAATGTGTCACCAGTTCTGTCACCACCAACTGATTGATTGGTACAGACTTCAACATTATAGGGAACTCTGTTCACAACTGTCTTGTTAAAATCTTGCACCGATTCTGCCATTGCAGATGTAGAAGCAAGAACCATTCCAATTGTCATTAAAGTTTTTTTCATTTTTTACTCCGTTATTTCCATTACAAATTCACCAGTTCCAAAAAGTTCATAACCACCCTTTGGTGCTTTGGTTATTTTCACATATGTATCCATTGCTTCAAACAACGCTTTTGCCGCAACAATGGCCTCTTCAATTGTATCGTAAATCAAAACATACCAAACCTTTCTCCGAATCACTCACATTACTTCTTATATTACCAAACTTTCTCATATTTGTCAAGAGGTAAAATTTCTTTTTCGCCAGTTTTTTTATCAACTGCAACCTTTATCATATTGTTCTTTTCGAGCATATTCAATGTGTGCTCGATAATATCCTCAACCTTTTCTTTCTTACCAACCCACTTGCCGACATAAAAGAATGCCGCAAGAAAGGATGTTGCTAAGATGGCGTGTTCGATTCCTGTCATTTATCGCTCCAATATAACGTAGTCGCCAAAGTATTTATCGAACACTGAAATTAAGTTTTCATAGTCACCAGTTGTCATTTCCTCAACAATACTGGCGCCATCGAAACCTAACTGTTTTGCAAACTCAGTTGCACGAGCCATTAGAGAAAAAGCATTTCCCTCTGGGCCAGTTAAGTCGATGACAATCTCACTAGGCAATTGCTTTTGACGAATCATCTGCAAACTCCTTTTCAAACTCTTCCACAATTTTCTCTTTCTCTTCTATCAAACGAGTAAGAGAGTTGAGCGCCATATGCTTCTCATCTGAAGCACCTTCACACAATGCTACAATAGCATTTTTCAAAACATCAATATCACGAATCACATCATTCATTTTAAGCGGCCTCCAACCATTCTTTATAAGTTACAATATTTTCCAACTTCTTCACAAGTTCCCTACCATAATCTGTAAACAGAATATTGTAGTCATAAACCCAACTTTCCACATCTTGTATGTGATAGAACTCTTGTCCAGCAGTCAACCAACGTAGTGCAGTTTCTTCATCACCAGCACCCAAGTCAATTGTTTTCTGAACAAGTTCTTTGAACTCTTCTACTTGTTCAGCATAGAACTTCTGTTCCCTCTCATACTCTTCATTAGCGACTTTGCAGAGATGTTCATACTCATCTTTGAGTTCTTCATCAGTCATGTTGTCGAAATCATAATGACGACCTTTCACACCATATGCAGACTTGTGTGTATCATACACTGCCTGTTCCAACATA